TAAGAATCTTAGTAAAGATTTTCTTAAATGTTTTCTTGATAAAAGCTAATACTGATTGCATAGCAATACCACCAACCACACTTGCAACTGAAGCTGTACCAGCAGCGATTACAGAAGATGCAATGACCTCTGGTGCAGGTATAGGCATTTCACCGTAAAATGGTATATTGAACGTAGCTACAGGTTCTTCAGTTGATAAAGTTTCTTTGGTGGTTGGCAGGTTTGTCGGTATTGTCTCTGGTGTTACTTCTAACGCTTCCTCCTTTGAAGATGTTGTTTCTTCTTCAGCAGAGGATTCCTGACCTCCCAAACCCGACTCTACCTGTTCCAGACTTGGAAGAAGGATTGGATCTAAATAGGGTTCTTCAACCACAGGCGGATAAAAAATTGTTTTAGGTGGATTAAGAATATAATTAGTGTCAGGTAAATCAGGAGACACTATATCTGGTATGTCCATTCTAAAAAATATTATAAATAACTTTACCTTATATAAGTTTTTGTTATACTACAACTAAGTTATTTACCTCACCAAAGGTAACAAGTGCCTGATACGTCAGATAACGCTTGTGACAGGGAGTAAACAACCCATGTTACACAATTTTTTTTAACAAAAAATGGCTAATGCTACGGTAAGTAGGCTTGGACTTGTTAACAATACAGGTACAAGTTATGATGCTTTGTTTTTAAAAACGTTTAGTGGGGAAGTTCTAACTTCTTTTGCTGAAAACAATATTTTTAACGAAGCAATGCATACTGTTCGCACAATTGCGAGTGGTAAATCAGCACAATTCCCAGTTCTAGGTACTGCAACAGCAGCGTATCATACAATCGGGACTCCATTAGTAGGAGCGAACCAAATCAAAGCTAATGAAAAAATCATAAGTATTGATGACCTCCTAATTTCCCAAGCTTTCGTCAGTTCTTTAGAAGAAATGAAGAACCATTATGACGTTAGGCAAATTTATAGTGCTGAATTAGGAAAAGCTTTAGCAAGAACGTTTGATCAAAACGTAGCAAAAGTAATTGCTAATGCTTCTAGAGCTTCAGCAACACTAACTGGTGGTAATGGTGGTACTGTCTTGACATTACCTACAGGTAATACAACATCAGCAAACGTCACAGGTGATGAAATAGCAGCAGCTATTTATGACATTGCACAGACATTTGATGAAACTGACATTCCTCCAACAGATCGTTTCTGTGTACTACCACCTTCTGAGTACTATAAGTTAGCAGAAACAGCAACAAGAACTGTTGATACTGACTTTAACCCTCAAGGTAATGGTTCATTTGCATCAGGTCGTATTCAAATGGTTGCAGGTATTCCTGTAATGATGAGTAACAACGTACCTCAGTCAAACGTATCATCTAACCCAAGTGGAGCTAACAACACTTATTCTGGTGACGATAGTAAAACTATTGGTTTAGTATTCCACAAATCAGCAGTCGGTACTGTAAAACTACAGGACATGACAACTGAGATCTCTGGTTCTGACTACGGTATTATGTATCAGGGTACATTAATGGTTGCTAAATATGCTTTAGGTCATGGAATCCTAAGACCAGAAGCAGCAGCAACAATTAAATTGTCTGCTACTTAATCTACCTAAATCATCAAAATGGGGTATTCTATTATTAGATACCCTTTTTTTTATGTCCCCCTATGGCAAGGGCAGTTATGGTTCTAAGGTTGGCAGACCAAAAAAATCTAAAACTGCTGTAAAAAAGAAAAAAACCACTAAAAAATCTAAAAAAATGTAGCTATGGCTAGAAAAAAACTAGGATTGTACGCTAACATTCATGCAAAAAGAAAGCGTATAAAAGGAGGTAGTAAAGAAAAAATGAGGAAAAAAGGTGAAAAGGGTAGACCTACTGCGAAAAACTTTAGAGATGCAGCTAAAACTGCTAAGAAAAAATGAGTATTACCGCAGCAACGACAGAACTAGAAGCAATTAACATTATGTTAGCTGCAATTGGTGAAGCACCAGTAAATAAACTTACTGGTACGCTTCCTGTTGACGTTAAAATTGCACAAAACTTGTTAAATGAACAAAGTAAATCTGTTCAAGGTGAAGGTTGGTCATTTAATACTGAATATAATGTTGTGTTAACTAGAAGTGCTAATAATAAAATTAATTTACCAGCAAATGTTTTAAAAGTAGACGTAAATATACATGATCATCCACAAGTTGATGCAGTACAACGTGGATTAAAACTTTATGATAGGTTTAAACATACAGATATTTTTGATGAAGATCTTAAATGTGAAGTCTTATATTTTTTAAAGTTTGAAGAATTACCAGAACCAGCTAGAAGATATATAAATATAAAGGCAGCTAGAGTATTTGTAGATCGTGCTGTTACTGATGAAAGTTTGAGAACTTATACACAACAAGATGAAACAAGAGCTAGAGCAATTTTGTTAGATAGTGATAACGAAAACAATGATACAAATATGTTAATAGGAGATCCAGCTTTAACAGGTAGATTAAATACATTTAACCCTTCATCTGCACTTATTAGAGACTAATGGGCGTTATCTCAAGATCTATTCCTACTTTATTAAGAGGGGTATCACAAGCTGCTGACTCAACAAAGCAAGCTGATCACGCTGATTTGCAAAATAATGCTAATAGTAATCCAGTACAAGGTTTAACAAAAAGATCAGGAACACAATATTTAGCAACAATAAGTAATAGCACAATTGGTAACGTTCACATACAAACTATTAACAGAGATTTATCAGAAAGATATATAGCTATTTTTAGTAATGGTGATGTAAAAGTTTTTGAACTTGATGGTACAGAAAAAACTGTACATAAACCTGATGGCGTTACTTACTTAGCAACTACTAATCCAAGAGATCAGATTAAAACTGTAACTATTGCTGACTTCACGTTTGTTGTTAATACAAGTATAGTTACACAAATGGACACTACTCTATCAGCAGGTAGTGATACGCAAGCGATTGTATTTATAAATCAAGTCTTAGACAAAACAACTTATACACTTACAGTTGATGGCAATACAGTCACTAAAGATACCTCTGCTGATAATCCACTTAGTACAACTACTGTTGCTACATCTTTAAAAAACTCTTTAAACTCTGCACTTACAGGTTTTACTATTGCACAAAATGGTGCAGTATTACATATTAAAAAAAATGACGGATCTAATTTTTCTATTGATGGTGGTGATACGCAAGGAAATACAACAATTACTATAGTCAAAGATTCTGTACAGAGATTTACAGATTTACCTACTGTTTCACCAAACGGTTATGTAGTAGAAGTTAAAGGTGATGAGTCAACTAATTTTGATAATTATTACGTTAAGTTTGTTACTAATAATGGTGGTGCATTAGAAGAGGGACAATGGGAGGAAACAGTAAAAGATGGAATAAAATTTAAATTTAATTATGACACTATGCCACACGTTTTAATACGTCAGGCAGATGGTGATTTTAGATTTGCAAGAGTAGATGGTGATACATATAGCGTTACTGTTGGTAGTACTACGCAATCATATACATTACCGCAATGGGGTGAAAGGACTGTTGGAGATGAAGAGTCAGCACCTAATCCTTCTTTTATTGATGCTCCTATAAATAATGTATTTTTCTTTAGAAACAGGCTAGGGTTCTTAGCTGATGATAACGTCATATTATCAAGGGTTTCTGAATTTTTTAACTTTTTTCCAGAGACAGTTATTACTGTTATTGATTCTGATCCAATAGACGTTGCAGCGTCACACACAAAGGTTGCGATACTTAAAAACGCTGTATCTATGGGTGAACAATTAATTTTGTTTTCTGATCAAACGCAATTTGTATTAGCTAGTTCTTCTGATACATTAACGCCATCAACTGCTAACGTTATTGTTGCAACTGAATTTGAGAGTAGTTCAGCAGCACAGCCTGTTGGTTCTGGTTCTTCTATTTATTATTTAACTGATAAAGGTGAATTTGCAGGTGTTAGAGAATATATAACGCAAGGAGATGTACAAGTAAGAGATGCAGCAAATATTACTATTCATATTCCTAGACTTATAAAAAGAAATATATTTAAATTTGCAGTATCAACCAATGAAGATGTCCTTATATTATTAGGTACTGATAATCCAAATACTTTGTATGTTAATAGATGGTTAGAAGGCGAAAGAGCAAACAAAATTTTAAACTCTTGGTCTACTTTTACTATTAATGAAGCAAGAATAATTAGAAATATTGACTTTATTAATAATGATTTATTTATGGTTATAGAACAGCCAACAGGTACAACTTTAGAAAAAATGCCATTTGCTGCTGATTATAAAGAACCATATTCAGAATTTGAATATCATCTAGATCATAAAGTGACAGAAGCAACAACAGGAGTTAGTGTTGCTTATAACCCTACTACTAACGCATCTACTTTTACGTTGCCTTATCAACTAAGAGGAAAGATGAATATAGTAGGTAGATATTTATCTTCAACAGAAACTAGTACATATGTTGATCCTCAAGGTAATACACAAACTTTAAAACCTGCACAAGTTGTACAATCTACAAATGTTACTAATGGTTCAGTAAACACTATTGTTGTTAAAGGTGATTATAGAAATTCTAAATTTATTATTGGTGAACCATATGAAATGTTATTTAGATTTAGTCGGCAAAGAATCTTACAAACAGCAGGTGGCGATCAACAAGGAGAAGTAATTGCTGGTCGTTTACAAATACATCATTGGTATATCAAATATGAAAGAACAGGATTTTTTCAAGTAGAAGTAACACCAGATAGTAGAGATACAAGTGTTCATAAATTTACTGGTAGGTTGTTAGGTTCTGCTTCTACTTCTATTGGTGAAGTAAATTTGGCTTCTGGTACATTTAGATTTCCAATAATGACAAGAGCCGATACTGTAGATATTGACGTAAAGAACAACACTTTTTTACCTACTCAACTTGCAAGTGCAGAATTTGAAGGATTGTTTTATATGAGAAGTAGGAGAATATAATGGGATATTTAAGAAAATCTAATAGCAAAGATCTACGTCATGTTATGAAAAATATGCGTACTATGGACAAAATAGAAGCATATTATCAATGTGGTTGTGAACCAGAAGATGCGTTAGCACTTACATATATAAATAGCCAAATCACTATGACAGCAGCAGGTGATGAAGATCAACCTATGGGTTTATGTGGTGTTATGCCTAATGGGTGTATATGGTTTGTAGCAACTGATGAGTTGTTTGATAACAAGAAATATAAAATACAACTTATAAGAAAAGGTAAGGAATGGGTGAGTACTCTTTTACAAACTTATGATTACCTTTATAATTATGTATATGCTGAAAACGAAGTGTCCATTAAATGGTTGCGTTCTATGAATTTTAACTTTATAAATTTACATAAAGAATATGGGTTACATAAAAAACCATTTTATGAATTTATGAGGATAATTTAATGTGTTTAGGTCTTGGATTAGCTGCACCAGCAGTAACAGGTACAACCGCAGCCACAACCGCAGCCGCAGCAGGTGCTACAGCAGCCACAGCAGCAGCGACAACCGCAGCCACAGCAGCCACTACAGCAGCTACCGCAAGTAGTTTTTTAGGTCTTGGTGCAGCAGCTAAACCATTTTTACTATCAGCAGGTTTAAATTTAGGAACTAGTATTTTCTCAACTATTCAACAAAGAAAACTAATATTTGATCAAACAAGAGGTATTTATAGATCTTCATTAGAAATGATTAGAAATGCTGAACAGGCAAAAGCTGATCAAGAAAGAGCAATATTAGCATTACAAAAAGAAAAAGATGCAGCTAAAAAACAGAAAATTATGACAACAAAAATACAAGGCTTACAGTTAGAAGGTGCTATGAGAGCAACAGAAAAATCAGGTAATACTATTGCTTTATTGCTACAAGACATAGAAAATCAAACATCTAATTTAGTTGAAGGAATAGAACAAGAAAGAGACAGTTTGTTATCACAAACACAAAGAGATATAGACGGAGCTAGAGCAAGAAGAGATAATAGGTATAATTTAGCTAAAGACCAGATTACTAGAGCAACAAATGCTGCTAATAATGCACCGACATTGTTTGGAGCAATACTTAAATCTGTGGGTCAAAGTGCAGGTACTTATGCAACCTTGAGGGCAGCTTAAATGGTACAACCATCCAACGGTAGATTATACAAAGGAACAGAGTTTACTCCTCAAGGTAAGGGTTACTCTGATACTTTTGTAAAACCGCCTCAAGAAGTAGAACAAAAAAGAGGTGCGTTAGACGTAATGACAGAAGCATTAGTTGCAGTAAACCCTGCACTTAATGCTATTTTTGCTGTAGATTTAAAAAATAAAATCAAAGAAGAAAAACAAAAAGGATTTGAATTAGCTGTTAGAAAAAATAGAGAAGAAGGTGGTTTTAAAGAAGTTGTAGATGAACTTAGAAAAAACAAAGATGATGGTATAACTAATCGTTTTATTGGAGGTAGTTTTTTTGCTGAAGATGCTTTTAACCAAGCAAGAGGAACATTATTAAGTAGCAAAATTGATAGAGAAATACAAACTCTATATGCAACTTCAACAGGTAAAAAACAACTTTTTACTAATGATGGTTTACCTATTTTAGATGAAAATCAAGAACCAGTATTTGAAGATCGCCCATTGTATGAATTTCCAAAAAATTCAGAAGCATATAAAGAGTTTGCAAGAAATGTAGATGCTATAGGTACTTATGAAGCAGAAGGTTTAAAACCAGAAGATGCATTAAAATACTTAGACGCTAAAGAAAAAGCTTTTTTAAAAGTAGAAAATGATCATATAACAAAACACAAAGATTTTAGATTTAATAATTTAACTGCTATGAACAATAGTTTTCTATTGCAGTCTTGGATTAAAACAAAAGATTCTGATCTTTCTACACCAAAATGGGATAGTTTTGCTTCTGATGAAGAAGCTTTAGAAGCTATTAGTGATAGTTATGGATTAATAAACGGTAAAATAAATTTAGATTTTCAGATGGGTTTAACGTCTGATAAAACAGTTAAATATTATGAAAATTTAATTAAAAATGTAGAAAGCGTAGCTTTGCAAATTAATGAAAAATTTGGCAAAGAAGAAGCTTTTGCTTTTTTAGATTGGGCTGAAAATATACAATATGGCAATGGAAAAAATAAATTATTGCAACACAAAGATTTTGCAACAAAAAAGTTTGCTCTAAAAGTAAAAATAGGAAAAGAATATGACAGACTAAAAGAAGATAAAGAAAAGAGTAAAGAAGATATAGCAAGAAATAAAGTTAATACTGTAATAGAAAAAGCATTAGAAGTTAGTCCAGACGGTAAAATTTACTTTATGACAGAAGAAGGCCAAGTCATATTTGACACTTTATATAAGATTTCACCAGAGTATAAAGATATGATTGACTCGTATGTAGATCTATATAACGGAGATAGAAAACAAACATTATTAGAATTTCGATTATCTGTTAATAGTGGTGACTATGATGATGATCCAGAAAGAGCAGGTACAGATTTCTTAGCAATAGTAAATAAATTGGGTGGTTATGGTCGGCTTACAAAAGTAGAAAAAGGACTTGTAGATAGTATCTCAGGTGATATAAGAGCTATTCCTGATAACCAACTTGTAGGTGGGTACAAGTATTACAATAATGCTATTAAAAATAAGATATTTAATCTTCTAAAACTTACAGAAACAGATACAGGTGCAATTGTATCTATAAATGATTTTTATAATAATGATTTATCTACAAATCCATTTGAGTTAGATGGTAAACAAGCAAACATTATTGGAACAAAAGTTCTTAGATTATCATTAGAAAAATTTAACGATTGGAGAAGATCACAAAAAACACCTCCGACTGAAACTGAATTATCTGAATATTTTGAAAACACAATTGTACCATTTATAGATAAGCAACTTGTAGGTACTATCTATCCAGAAAATATAACCTTTGACTTATTTGCTAGAGATGGATCAAGCTTTAAAATTACTCTTAATAGATTTACTAATAAAGATTTATATGAAAAATTCCAAAGTGGTGAACATACAGCAATTAATCCACCAAAAGAGTTATTTACACAATTTAAAGTTCCTGATAAATTCTATCAACAGTATTTTAATGACAGAAATATTGATGATAAAGTCAATAAAATGTCTACATTTAGAGTAGATGATAAGGAACAAAATGAATTAAATAAAAAGTTAAACAAAACAAATAACAATAATGACGGTGCTGTTATTAGTGATGACAATAAACTAAATAACAATAAAGTGAAAAGCAATAATAATTCATTAGATCAATTAATTAAAGAAAAAGATAAAGAAACTGATAAAAAAATAAATAATAAAACAAGTTTCTTATTTGAAAAACCAGTAGAAGTTGCATCTCTTGAGTTAAGTGGTTTATTAAATGAAGATACTGTTGATTTAAAACCACTATCACATACAGTACAAAGCGGTGAAAGTTTAGCTGTTATAGCAGAAAATTATGGTGTATCTGTAGAGGATATTTTAGAAATTAATCCTGAGATAACAGATGCAAGCTTAATTTACAAAGATCAAGTTGTTAAGATACCAAAAAATCCAGTAGATCAAGTAATGGATTTCAAGTCTATAGATGTTACTAAGTTCCCTGATCATGGTAATTTGGCAAGAGTTATAAGAGATGGTGAGTCTAGCAATAATTATGATGCAGTAAATTATGGTGATACAGGTCGTTCTGCAACAATAGATGGTTTGTCTACAGCAACATTAGGCGAAGTCTTAGAAGATTTAGAAAGTGGTAAATATTATGCAGTTGGTGCATATCAATTTAAAGCTGTTACATTTAAAGAAAGTATGAAGGCAGCAGGTTTGGGAACAAATACTAAATTTAGTCCTGACGCACAAGACAGAATGTTCTGGGCAAGACTTATGAATAGCATTAGGCCAAATGTTAGAAATTATATTTTAGGTAAATCAGATGATTTAGACGCTGCATTAGAAGATGTTGCAATGGAGTTTGCAGCAGCACCTATGGCAAATGGTAAAGGATTTTATGATGGTGACGAGAGAGGGAATCAAGCTATTATAGACTTAGAATTATTAAAAGAATCACTTAAAAAAGCTCGTAAAACTATCTCAGGTAAATAATGGGAAAACCAACAAACGAATTAATTGATGATGGTGTTAATAAAATACCATTAAATTCAGAACATAATGAAGTCATAGAAAATAATATAGAGCCTAATATTGAGGGTTTAAATTTAAGTGATATTTATAATGCTGATGAAAAAGAATTTGAATCATTTACTCAAAGTATAGATACAGATTTTGGCATAAATGAAAGTGCATTTACGTTTAAAAAAAATGACAAAATAATTCAAAGTTTTGATGATACGGAAAAAGAAGATTTTTATGAAAAGAAAAAGAAAAACTATGCAGAAGGTTTTGATAATCAGTTTATGAACAAACACTTTTATAACAAAATAGGTGATATTCTTCCAGAAAATTTAAAACCAAAATGGAATAATTTATTAGAAAACAGAAAACAAAAAGCAATAAAACATTTTAATCAACATATAGATTTTATTGAACAAAATCAAGATAACGCAACAGGTCAAATTATAAGAGGATTTTTTGCTGCTTATCCAATGGCAATGAATGAATTAGCTGAAACTGGTGTCAATATATATAAGCAATTAGCAGGTGAACCTTATCAAGAATTTGAAATATTTGATATTGATGCAATTACTAGAAACCTAACTCATGTAGATCCAGAGAAAGCAAATAAAAATATATTTAAAACATCTAGTATTATAACTAGGTTTATAGTCGGTGGTAATGCTACAAGAAGTGTTGGAAACGCTTTAACAGGCGGTGTAAGTCCTGTAACTGGTTTAGGAGCATTTAGTTATAAACCTGTTAATTACACTTTAAAAAAAGGATTAAATTCTAAGAATGTACAAAACTTTTTCTTTAATAGAGCTTTAGGTGGTTTTGAAGATTTTGCAGCAGGTATGCTGTTTCTTGATGCTGAAACAGAAAATTTCTTTAAAGCTTTTGATCCATTAGTAGAAGCAGTACCAGCATTAGATACAGGTCTATATAGATGGTTAACTTCTACAAATCCAGAAGAAGAAGGATTTATTCAATCTAAATTAAAATTTGCTTTGTCAGAAGCATTACCTATTCAGTTTGCTTATGGAGGTGTAAGAGGTCTGAATAGAGCAGGGAGAATAGGTTTTAAAGAAGCAAGTGGAGAAACTATTGAATTAACAAAATTTTTAATAGATGGTGCAATAAATAAATTTAAAGCAATTAAAAATAATCCTGATTTAGTTACTGCAATTACAAAAAAATTAGAAGAAACCAGAGGTTTTAAACCAGAAGTTAATTTCGATCATTTAGATGAAATTAAATGGAGTGAATTAAGTTTAGATAAAAAATTAGATGAGTTATACAGAAGAAATGACATTATCATAGAAAGTTTAGCTGATGAAGATTTAGGTAGTATAAGTTATGTAAATAGAGCTATTGGTGAGTTAGATGTAAATGGTAATTTGACTGAAGAAAATTTAGGTCAATTATTAAATATAAAAAATGTAGAAGAAAAAGCAATACCATATAAAACAAAAGTAGAGTCAGGTCAAGGATTATATGGCAGTAGAGGTAAAGAGTATTTAAAAGAAAGGCTTAAGTTTTTAAATTTTAAAAATACATTTATGCCTGAGAGAAAAATACCAGATTTTAAATCAGGAACTACAACTATATTACCTCCTATTAAAATTCAACAGTTATCAGATGGTGATGCTGATCTTTTAAATATGTTTATTGATAGCATAGGTGATGCTAGGCTTAGAGATGTTTCATTTAGTATTAATAGCAAAATAAGTGCAGCAGGTAATTTTGATTTTAATAAGAAATTAATATCAATTAATCAAAAAACAATTGATCAAGGTGATTTTAGTAGAACATATATACATGAACTTTGGCATACACTATCTAGATATTTACCAACAGAAGATTTAAATAGATTAAGAAAAGAATTTGCAAAAAAAAGAAAAAACTATCTTATAGAATTTGAAGCTAATAAAAAAGACTTTATAGAAAAAACAAAATGGGAAGATTTTAAAAAGTTGATAACTTACGAGCAACTAGAAAGCTATGGCAGAAGAATGGATAGAGAATATGACAGAGTAGGTAAAAGCATAGAATGGGATAATTTACCTTCATTTAAAAGTATAAAAAAAAGATTTTATGAAAATACAAAATTTACAGAAGAAACATACAGATACAAAAATATAGATGAATACTTTGCAGAAACTATGACTGATGCGTTTCTGGAATTTGACGGAAGATTACCTCATGCTCCAATAGGTTCATGGAAAAGATTAGGTCAAGAAATGCAAGAATATTTTAGACGTATGTTGGCAAATTTAAAATCTAAATTCGGAATAGAGCAAACAACTAAAATTTTCAATGATTTTAATAGTGGTAGATTTCAATTTAAAAAAAGTGAATTACCTCTGGAATACAGGCACACAACTGATATGAATAAGGTTGATTTTACTACATATAAGAAGAATGGTAATAGACCAAATAGAAGTGGGATAGGAGCAAAGAGTGGAGATGGTCGTGGAGGAGATGGAGGTGGAGGTCAAACTAATAATCCTCAAAGTATGTTTGATGATGAGGAAAACTTTTTTAACCTACCTCATACACAAAAACGATTTGCTAAATATAGCTACATTATGAACAGGATAAAGTCTTTAAAAAAAGACGGTACATTAGGCAAATCTAAATCTTTAAGATCAACAATTGAAAATGCAATTGCAATGTTAGCTGATTCTCAGGAATTAAAAGTTAGAGGTCAGGCTATGGCTGAAATATTAAATATAGAACCATTAGATGAGCTTAATTATGCATTAGCAGAACAAATAACTTTGTTGGCTAATAAAAATACAGAGCTATCTAAACGATTAAAAATGGCAATAAGAAATGAAGATTATAGTTTTGTTGATGCAAACATAGAAAAGGTGTTGAGTAATATGAAAGAAATAGATGAATGGATAGAATTAGCAGTACCTATCGGTAGTAAAACTGCACAAGGTTTAAGATCTATGCAAATACCAACAATGGGTATAGATCCACAAGAATGGGCTAAATTATCAGAAGCAGAAAAATTTAAATTTAGAGCAAAGTTAAAAGAAGAAATTATTTATAACTCAAAAAATTACAGTAAAAGATTTAGTGATTTCCAAGCAAAGATTTATGAGGCACATACAGAAGCTATGAAAGATGGTGATTATACAAAACTAGATAATTTATTTGGAGTCTTAAATCGTGCAAACGGTGATCCAAGAAAACTACAAAAGTTGTTTGAACAAAATTTATTAACTGCAATTTTAAATGATAAGGTATTACACCCACTAACTGATCTCAGTATTAATTTACTACTGTTTCACCCCACAACATTAACAGTAAATTTTGTTTCTAATAGTCTTGAATCATTATTTTTTGGTGCTGAATTAATGTTAGATCCTTATGCAATGCTAAAAGCATTTAAAGGAGATACAAGAATGTACGAAGAAAATTTAAAAGCATTTACTGGTATGTTTACTGATTTAGAATTTATAAACGAAGTAGCAAAAAAATCATGGTTGACTGATGTTAATATTATAAATCCAAGAAATACAAAACTAGAAAATGTAAGTGAAAGAGCCTTTTCTAGTCAAATGATTGAAGGTCAATTACCTTTTTCTGGAAAGACTTACAATATTGGTGGTCAGAAGCTTGATATTCCAGCTTTTGAATTTCGTAACACACCACTAGGAGAAGCAGTAGCAGCATTTTTAGATGGTAAAGCAAAAATTCCTTTTTCAGATAAATTACCCATGCTTGAAGATGGTATGAATTTTCCAACACAAGCATTTAGAGGTGGTAGTAAAGTTATGACTACTATGGATGCTTTGTTTCAAGCTGGTGCTTTGAATGGTTCTATGACATTTCATGGATATAGATCTGGTTTAAAACTAGGCAAAACAGGTCAAAAGTTAACTGATCATGTACAGGATTATCTGAAGTCTATGCAAGAGTTGTTACTTAGCAAGTCTAGAAAAGCTTTAAAGACAGGGATTATAGATGATGATTTTGCAGAAGCATTGCAACAGTCATTAGAGTTTGCAAAAAGACAAACGTTTACTGAACCAATATTTAATAAAGGATTTATTTTTGGACAAGTTGCTGATGGTGCAAATCGTATAACATCAACATCACCAATAGCAAAACGTTTTATGTTTTTCTTAAGATCACCTGTTAATTTAATGAAACGTGGTTGGAGAAGAACACCTGTAGTTAACTTTTTAATGCCAGAACTTTGGCAAGATTTAAAAAGTGTAGATCCTTTAGTTGCAAGACAAGCAAGAGGTTCATTAATGTTAGGCAATATTATTTTGCTACCTGCATTTGCAACTGTACTAAATATGTACAAATCAAATGATCCTAATAATCCACCAAGAGTAGTTTTTAATGGTACGTCAGATAATTATTTTGGTGGCGATTGGGAACAAACTAAAGTTAAATTACAAAAAATGAGTGGTGAATTACCAGAATCAATTGGTATTTTACGAATGAAAGATGGACAACCAGTATTAGGTGCAGATAACAAACCAGTATATGACTATTATTCAATACAAAAATTAGATCCTATTTCACAAGTATTAATAAATGCTATGAATTTGTTTAAAGTAGCAGATCAAATGCCAGAACAAACATTTGGTGAATTTTTATCTAGTTTGTCTTACTACACCGTAAGGTCAATTTTAAATAAAGGTAATATGTTTGGTATACAAGATTTCTTTAAATTTATAGAAGATCCAACAAAAAATAAAACATGGTTGCAAAGAAATATTCTTACATCAATAGCACCAAGAATTTTAAAAGATGCAAAACATGATGTCGGTTTAGGTCTTAAAAATACAGGAATTATGAGTGAAAGTGATTATCAAAATTTAAGAAACAAAAAAATGTTAAGTACTAGATTTGATCAATTAGGGTGGTTAAGAAACTTTAAAATTTTATTAGATGAGCATATTTTTGGTGCTGGTGATGGAATAAATGATAAAGGCGAAATGAAATATCCATTTGAATATGAGTTTATTACTGATGAAAAAGTTAAAAAATATAAGCAAAGTGAGGGTCTATGGTTACTAAATTGGGTAAATCAATCTACAAGTAGAAATAATCCATTAATTACTAATTTTAAAATATTAAATTATTTACCAGAACCACCTAATGCTAATTTAAAGCAAAACGTAGAATTAATGAATCCTGTAGATGGGATAGAAGATGTTGATGTTGGTTTAGATAGTCCTAATTATACTAAGTTAATTAGATATATTAATAACTTTACTTTTCCAAAAGGTACACAAGGGTACGAGAGATTCGGAAATATGAATATTAGAGAAGCAATAACAGCATATTTTGATCAACCACATATTATTGCTCACATGGAAGAAATAGAAAAGTATTACCGTAATAATAAAGTAATTAAGAATGAAGGTGAATTTGAAAAATTAAGAAATTTTGTTGTATATGGTGATCCAAGAGTAGGACATACTTTAGGTTTAGATGATATTATTAGATTTTTCAAACGTGCTGGCAAAGAAAAATTCTTCATAGATCATCAAGATGAGCCATTTGTACAAAACGTAATACAAGATAAAATGAAATTAGAGTTACAATACAGGGAAACCATTAAAGAAAATGAAACCTTTAAAAATGCTTTTGGTAATTAACTATGGCTACTAATAATACCCCTTCATTTGTAACGCATCAAGGTAACGGAACATCAGACACTTTTGCAATATCATTTGCTTTTTTATCAGATGAAGAAATAGATGTAACTGTAAATGCGGTATCTAAAACGATAGGTACGCATTACACTATTTCTGGACAGAATGTTGAGTTTATAACATCAGAAATACCTCCTAATGGTGCTGCTATAAGATTTCAAAGAAATACAGATATTAGTCAAAAAAAGGTTGATTTCCAAGATGGTAGTGTTTTAACAGAATCAGATTTAGATACTAATACAGAACAAATATTATTTGCTTTGCAAGAAAATGCAGATGATACAGCGTCAGGTGTTGTTCCTTTAGGTACAAATTTAACTGCAAATAATAAAATTTTAAAAAATTTATTAACACCAGTTGATCCACAAGATGCAGCAACAAAAGGTTATGTAGATACAAATATTGCTGGATTTGTAAAAACTGACGGAAGTGTACCTATGGCTGGTTCACTAAATGCAAACTCTAATAAAATTACAAATCTTGCTGATGGTACTGCCAATAGTGATGCTGTTAATAAAGGTCAGTTAGATGCAGGTATAGCCAATGCAAATACAGCTATAGGACAAGCTGGTGCTAGTGCAAGTGCTGCTGCTTCATCAGCTACACAAGCTGCTGCAAGTGCAAGTCAGGCTGCTGCAAGTGCTGTTACTGCAAGCAATTCTGCAAGTACAGCACAGAACTTAGCAAGAACTTCAATCTTTGTAGGTTTTCAAAGACTAAGTAGCGGAATGTTACGAATGGTTTATAATAATGCTAACGATCCAAACAGCACTATTTACAGAGCAGAGGATTTTATACAGAATGGAGTAAGTCACGCTTATTTCTTAGGCGAGGACATCCTTAGTACAACTTCCCCTAATGCTCCTAAATTCACTTTAGCGATTAATAATCCTGTTAATAGAGCTTATGGATTAGCTGGACATTTAGTTCTTGACATTTAACTATGGCACAAATTGATTTAGGCAAACTTAAGTTTCAATGGAAGGGAGCTTGGCAATCTTCAACCGCTTATGAAATAGATGACGTTGTAGAGTTTGGAGGTTCAACATTTGTTGTTGTAGCTAATGTACCAAGTAATAATGTAACTGATCCAAAAGGAAGTTCTTTATTTGAATTTATGACAGTTGGCCTTAACTTTAAAGGCACTTTCAGTTCAACAACTAGCTATCAAAAAGGTGATGTAGTTAATTATAATAATGCATTATATGTATTAATATTCTTAGGTGGATATAACCAAAATATAACAGTACCACCAGCACCAGCACCTGACACTAGCAGTAAGTGGCAGATAATGACACCTGCACCAGCAGCAAGTGTTTTGACAACATCAGGAGATTTAATAACTAAAGATAAGGATGATGTTACAACTAAAAGATTACCTATCGGTGTAGTTGGATCAAACTTAACAGTAGAAGCAGATCCAGACGAAAGTGTAGAAACTGATAGTAATACACATTATGTTCCAACTAATTTTAATAATGTAAGAATTGCACAGTTATATGCTGATGATTCACCTGCTGCCACAACAACTAATTATACAGTTACAGTAGCAGCAGTAAGTGGTCAAAACCAATTTCATCTAAATGGTACAGATAGATTAGCTATTGCAATAAAAGCTGGCAGTACTTATACATTTGATGTATCTGATAGTAGTAATACAAGTCATGTATTAAAGTTTTATGTCACTATTAGTGGTACTGATTACGAAGTTACAGACGGATATAGTTCAAGTGGTACAGCAGGTTCATCAGGAGCAACAGTTACTTTTGTAGCACCTAAATATGCTTCATCAATAACTAAATATAAATGCTCTGTTCACTCTGCTATGGGACATGGTGTCATTACAGGAACATCCCCAACAATAGTAAGACAGAATTTTACAGGAGCTAATACTAATATCAAATTAGTTAGAGGTAGAAGTTATAATTTTTCATTCCCTGCAAATGGTTTAACTTATTCTATTAAAGACCCTGCTGCTGCTGGTTACTCTGGTGCTGGTAGTGGAGGTAGATTAACTGCTGGCTTATCACCTGCATCTATTACTAATGGAGGAACTATAAAGTTTAGTCCTACAGCAGCTACACCAGATACAGTTGTTATTCGTGATGAAGCAAATCAAGCAGACATAATTACTATTACTGTTAAAAATATGTCATTTGGTGCTGTCTGGAAAGGCGGTTCAACTGAAGGGTTTGACAATCTAGTAGCACCATTAAATGCAAATGTAGTACCTCCAAGACATAACTACCCTAATCAAGATCGCAATGTATATACAGAGTCTATTCTTCCAGTACCTGCATATTTAAAAAATAGTGGTAGGGGATATAAATATGGTCATGTTATGCAAGGCTATAGACAAGGTGGAGTTATTACAGAAAAAGGTAATTATTTCCAATGGGGTAACGGTTACAATGATGCTAATGGTTATACATACGGTGGTGGTGCTGGCTATGGTATGAATCCTAATAACGTATCATCATACGCATTGATGTCACAATATCGTATGCCTTTATGGTGGAAGAAATGTTTAGCTGGCGATTCAACTTATGCTAAATTCTTAACTGATTTTAATGGTAATGATTTAGGTTATAGAAATGCTGATGGCAGCACTAACGTAACTAAACCAAAAACTATACAGATACATAAAAATTTAACTAAAGGGTATCACTTACTAGAAAACGGTATTTGTATGTTCTCTGGTTATGGTAATGACGGAGGAAAAGGTGATGGTACTACAAACAATAAACAATATGTTGTTGCACCAATGACTTTTTATGATGAATCAAATACAGAATTAACAGGTGCGAATATACCTAAGATTACACAAGTGTTTGCTTCTGTTGGACATACTGGTGACTCAACAACTTATGACTTTAATGGTTTCCAAATGTTCTTAGATACAGAAGGAAACGTATATAGATTTGGTTACAATAATTATGGTCAATTAGGTGATGGTTCTACAACTTCTAATTATTACGCTAAAAGATATGCAGCAAGTACATTTAATAATGAAAAAATTATTTATATAACTGGTACAGGTTATCAACATAATTCAGCTTTCTTTATTACTGAATCAGGTAAGTTATGGGGTACTGGAAGAAATGCACATGGTAGTTTAGGTATAGGAAATACAGTTCAACAAACATCACCTGTAGAAATAACAGCAGTAGCAGGTTCACCTATACAAAATAAAAAGATAGTTCATGTTGTATGTAATCAAGGTGATGAAGATAATGGTTCAACATGGTTCTTAACAGATGAAGGCAAAGTATATTATGCAGGTTATCAAGAAGGTTATGGACATAACTCTGGTGTATACCAAACATCACAAAGTAATAACGTCACTACACCAACATTGCTTACAAACTCAAGTACTTTATGGAACTCTGATAGTCAAAAGGTAGTTTACATAGCGTGTAGTAATACTGAAAACTCAACAATATGGTTAATAACTGATGGTGGAACTACTGGTTTACCTCAAAAAATATACGCAACTGGATTTAATACTTATGGTCAACAAGGTACTAATACATCAACATCATCAGGTGCAACTGCTTCTGCTCAAGGAAATTGGTTTGGTGCTGAAATTAAGTTTAGAGATTTTGGAGATTACGAATCTAGTACTGGTAATAACAACAGACCAAATGAAGGAACAGATATGACTTGGGCTTCAATAACACAAGTAGGTGGAGCTAACTACCAGAAGTTCCCAATGGGTAAAATTGTAGATATTATACCTGCTCAATATAGTGATGAAACTTACGCAAGAGTATGTTTGCTTGATGAATTTGGAAATATGTTTATGGCAGGTAGTATGCAAATACCTGTAATGTATGACTTTGAAGATGATAATGCTGATGACATGGAAGCTACACAAAATTATGTCACATCATTTGTACCAATGTTCCATCAACCAGAACAATTAAAACCTTACGGTTTCTGTTGGACAGGATCAACTGATGCTCAACGAGGTTGGCAAATAATTACAAAAGGCGGTAACTTCTATACAGGTGGCTACAATTCTTGGAATCAAGCAGGTAGTTTAAGGGGACAAGTTGCTGGTTTCACTAAACCACATTTATCATTTGGAGGTTATTAATTATGGCAAAAGGAAAAATTCTTGACAATTACCATAAGGTAATGACAGATATTTATAAGATTACCTATACAGGTAAAACAGAATCTTGGGGTAGAGGTCTTGCTAATACAGGTGGTGATATGACTTATTTGATTCCTACTGATGAATATTTAATAGCTGATCCTAAAGATTTTGATCCTAAAAAAATGGTAAATAGTACAGTTAAATTAACTAAAATTACTGAAGCTAAAGAATTAGCAGCAGCAAAAAAAGAATTAAATTTTGTTGATTAATTACATTTCCATTTTTTAAGAGCTAATCCTTTTCTTGTTAGCTTACCGCCTTTACTGGTAGCACCTTTAACACCTTTCATTCTTGCACAAAAAGATTTACGTCTTTTAGCTGCTTTACTACCACGTTTTACTTTTCCAGTTACAGGTGCTTTTAAATTGCTACCTGTTTCTCTATTAACTTTTTCACGCCCTTTTTTAGTAAGGCCACCTGTTTTACTTTTATGTTCTTTTCTAAGTGAAACAGATTTTTTTTTAGGCATTATTCAGATATACCAAAAACATCACTTTCAGCTAGTTTTCTCTGCACTTCATGTTGATAAGCTATATCTTTTTTGTAACGTGGATCTCTCATAGCAGCTACTACTTCTGCATTAGATCTAAATGTATTAGTAGTACGAGCAGTTGGTGATTTTCCTGACATAAGTTTTGGTTCTATACCCATAGCTTGTTTATATTGATTGTACATATTTTGTACTGTAACAGCTATTTGTGGCACGTTAGGAGTCTCTGCATCAACAATGTTATTAAATGCATCTATTTGATCTGATGGTAATGTACCAACATATTCAAGCATTTCTCTGTATTCTTTTTCACCACCAGCTATAGCAACAATATCATTATAAGGATCAACTTGTTGGGTATAACCTTGTTCATTGGCTCTACCTTGTAAGTAAGAATCAATTACTGCTTTTGTTAATCCTGTACCTAATAACTCGTCATACATTTCCTCAGTTATAGTACCGTTATTCTCATGGAAATGCTTACTAATTTTAAAAGGATCAACTCCATTTTCTTCAAACAATTCTCCTAACTTTTCCCCATATGCTTCTTTTGTTTTAAGATAATCAACACTACCATCTTCATTATAAAATTGATCCCAAGAGCCATCTTGATCAATTGTACTTTCGGTTTCTTCTGTTTCTTGTGTTAATGGCTTTTGATTTTTTTCAGTATTTAGTTTTTCTAATTCTTTATAGCTTTTGATAAGTTCTTCTTGGCTATTAAATTTTCCAAGAATTTTACCATTTTCATCAATATTTTCTGATGAAAGTTTTGACACATCTTCTTGTGACAAAGGTGTTGTTTCTTGTACGTTTAATTCAGCTTTCATAATTTTTAGCTTTTTGTAATAGTATTACCGTTAAATGTTTTTTTGACAACTGGTTCAGTTGGTTCGGGTACATCATTAACACCCAATTGACTAACAACCGCTACCTCTTCTTTGGTGTAGCGACCATTTGCGTCACGTTCTCTTTTAGACTTCTTCTGTTGTGGCATTTCGAGTTTCCTCCGCAATTTTTTTAGCTTCAGCAACATTCTTAGGATCAACTAATTTAGAACCTAAAGCTGCACTACCAAGAGATTGTACTAGTTGTTGCTGCTGCATTTGCTGCATTTCTTGTTGTATCTCTTCTTTTGATTTTACTAAATTTATAGTATCTATGCCAACACTTGTTGCAAACCGCCTGATAGCTTCATCTAGGTTGATGTATTGACGCATAACATCTGCACCAAGAGCTTGAGCAATTGTTTGTATAAATTCAATTTGTTTTGCTTTATCTGAATTTCTACCAAGACCATTTACCCCTGTAACTATTTTTGGTTTTACTAGTTCGTCTGGTAATTTTTTTAATTTTTTACTTCTAACTAACATATGTATTCTACGTTTGATATAGGGCAATTGGAACTCATTACTTAAAATACTGTATATGCCACCCAATGCTTGTTCTAATTCACTAGCCATAATTTGTATTTCAGTACTTGTAACTCTCTCTGCCTGTCTCTGTACACTCTTAGCCATAAGGAAAGCGTGTTCTAGTCTTGACTCTATTCTTTCCATAGCTTGATAAGCAATAGCAAAGTCACCAGCTTTATTTACTTGTAAGGTACTTACGTCACTTGCTAGTCCTTCTCTTACTGCTCCATTAGGTGCTGATGCTAATGTTTGACTTCTAGTTACACCGTTTGGATTTACCAAAAATAGTACTTTTGCACTAGCTGCTGCACCTTCTATTATTGCTTGCATTAATGATTCAAGACTAATTAAATCACCTCTATATTCATGGACATATGATTCTCCATAATCCATACCATCTCTTCTAGTCCAACGTAAAACTATAAAAGGTGAATTGTCTACTTTAGAAACACCATCAGTATCAGGTATCTTTTCGCCTTTACATTCTTGATACCAGTTATGTGTATCACCATTTCTAGTGACTCTTGTATATACATCTATCTCTTCATCTATCATTTGCTCTTCATCATATGCAGCTTTTTCTTTTAATTTATCTATAAAATCTTTATCAAAGGCATTTATGTGTACTGTTTCTTTCGTAATAATTTCAATGATATTACCTACATCATCTCGTTGACATACATATCTATCAAGATGATATACCTTAATACCATTTTCACCTACATATAAAAGAACATTACCAACAACAATAAGATGTTTTAATGCTTCAAATAATGCAACTCTATCATTACTTATATCAATCTCATTATTAACAGCACTCTCATACATACGCAAAGATTTGTCTATTTCTGACATAAATTGCGGTTGTCCTGTTTCTGCTAGTTTTAATGTATCAATGGTAAGTTGAAACATACTAGCTTCTGGTGGAAGCAATACAGACAAAAGTTTTGCAGCTAATGTATTAACTGCTTTTGCACCTACACTTTGAAAAGGTTGCCTAATCTTTTGACTTTTAGATTTAGTCCTTCTGTATAAAGAAGGTATTGTAAGATCAGCAGCTTTTTCACCGTCTTGTTCATAGGCAGATCTCTCTGTTGCCATACGGTTGTATCGTGCTTCTGCTGTTCCTTGCATTTTTTTTATGGGTTATAGTTTAAATTACCACCACTAGTAGTCTTACTTAGTAAAGGTATTCTAAGAAGTTTTGTACCTAATGTTTTTCTTGCTTGATTAACACCACCTGATACTTTTTTCTTCAGCTTAACAGCCTGTCTTTTACTACCAGTTACAGGTGCATCAGCAGTTTCTTCTGGCAAAGGTGCAGTTGGTCTTTGTTCTGGAATATCGGGTGGTTCGGGTGGTTTTGGAGCAAAGAAACACATAGATTAAACTCCTTGTGGAATTACAGAATTTGTTAAAAGATTTTCTTTTTGTCTTTTTTGTTGTTCGATTAAGAAATCTACAACTGATCTTTGTCCAGATTTGTACCACACTTCTCTATCTGTATCAGATAAATCAGGGCAACGATTAGGAAAAGCAACCGATAATGCATCTATCATTTCATCAGAAATAATAGGTAACATTTCAACTGCCATAGAATAATAAAAGACTTAATTATAATATAACGTGCAACAGCCAAATATCACACTATTAGTTCTCAAAACTTAGGATTCCAAAGTTTAACTTCTCCTGTTAAACCATTATATTCATCTTCATGTCGTAATATTCGTGCAAGTCTTGCTGTAAGAATAGCATCATTAATAGTGTGACCCTTCTTCTTATATGCTTCTGTCACTTTCTCCCACATATCCTCTAGTTCTATCGCATCACCTAATATCTTTTCTGCTGTTACACTACCTACTTTCTCTAAACCTTTATAATTGTCAGATGGATCTCCACTTAAAACCTGACACATAAATGATCTATTTGCTTTTCGTTTTGTAATTAATTCAATATCATCCTTTGCTATTAGTTTACAAGGTACTGTTCTCATATCTTTATCAGGTGAGACTACTATTGGATCATCATATTTTTTGTTATTACTCATAATTCCTAGAACATCATCACCTTCTAAATTTTCTAATAATTCATATGTATATTTTTCTTTAACTAAAGCTATTACATTTTTAAGAGCCATAGGCGGTCTTTTACCTATTCTGTTAATTTTATAGTCAGGATATATTTCATGTCTAAAATTAGGATATGAACTAAAACACATAACAACTTCATGGTCATCTTCTGCAACTTTCTTATAGTATGCAAGCTTGTTTTGAATAGCTACCATAATGTCATCTTCATGGCTATCTAAAGTATGGTTGCCACAAGTCCATCTTCTGTCATACTCACAAGCAGCACAAGATGAATAAATTAAATAATCAGCATCAATAAGTAGAGTCATAAAAAGTCATCCGAATAAACTAATAATCGACCAGTTTTCTGGTCATACAATAATTTATCTACTTCTCCTGTCATACCAGTATGTCTAGATTTTAGTATTTTTAATTGCAATCTTGATCTTTCAGCAGCATCACCAACTTGATTTCTAGTCAAGCTAAGACAAACATCAGAAGTTTGAACAAGACCATGTGAACCACGAATATCTCTAAGAGAAACATCAGCACCTTCCTCATGTCCTTTGCCTTGTGGTCTAGATAAATGAGTTACTACTAATAACGCTATGTTTGTTTCTTCTGCAAGACTTCTTAGCTTTGTGGTAATAAGATCTAACGCTTTTCTCTCGTCACCTATTTTATCTAATACACCACTTACAACTATTGTCAGGTGATCAAGTACAACAACGTCAACCTTATCAACAGTAGCTAGTTCTCTAATCTGATTGATTAATATATCTGGTTCAATGCTTCCAAAATGATTATATAAAAATAAGTTTCTACTACTGGTAATTTTATCAAAGGATGATTTTAATTCTTCTTGATCTATTGTTTCTTGAGCAGCGAGATGCAAAGGTATGTTCATGTCTATACCAACCAAACCCATAAGAGTTCTTTGTACTGATTCTTCTAGTGCTAAGTAACCGACCTTTAGACCATTTCTTAAAAAGTGATATGAAAACTCTCTGCATAAAGTTGACTTACCTGTACCACTACCAGCAGCAAGTGTGATCATTTGTTTTGGATATATACCTTGCAAGTAATTTTGTAAGGTTGGATATGGATAATCACAAATAGGTTCACTTGTTTTTTTTGTAAAAATATCCCACGCATCAGCACCATTGATAATGTGATCTGATCTACAGCTTTGAGCTTTCCAAAGAATGTCTCTTAATTCACTACTTCTTTTAGCTAGTAATAAATCATTAACATCATTAATACCTTCTGGTAGTCTTGCAATTGCAGCTTTGCCTTTAGGTAATGCAGCCATAGATTTTTCCGCACCTAACTCACCTGCTTTATCATTGTCGAAACAAATAACGACTCGATAATATTTATCTAAAAATGGATAATTTAATGAAATAAATTTTGCTGCTGATTGTACGCCTGATGGGATAGAGACACAAGGAAACTTGTGATCAAAAATTTGACTAGCTGCCATGCAGTCAGTTTCGCCTTCAAAAACAGATAAGAATATACCGCCTGTACCCTGTTGCCTACATAGATGTTGTCCCCATAATTGAACCTTAGACATATCACCAATCCATCTAAATTTTTTTCCCCTAAATTTTAAATGTTGGGCTACATCTTTACCGTATTGATCTTTGTATGTAGCTACCTGACAATCCTGACCATTGAATACACCAATCCCATAACCATATAGTTCACAAGTTTCTTTAGTGATTCCACGTTTAGGTAAATCTTGATAGGTTACTTTTAATAATTTCACAGGTTCTGATTTAAATGGTGTTTCTGGTACTAGTTTTAGTGGTGTAGATTTTTCTTTTTCTGGATAAAATTTATAATCGCAATCAACTGAAAAACAAAAAGCGTGACCATCATCAAACCACGCAAGATTATCTTTACTACCGCATTGTGGACACGCAGTCTTTTTTATATATTTACTTTGCGTTACCATATATCACCACCAAAATATTCTTTCTTTGTTATTTCAATCCATTCTTCACCGTTATATATTACCCATGAATTTTTTTCTTCATCAAAGCAAACATCACCCTGCTCTGGTTCATTTGACTTTTGTGGATAGAATTTAGTCATACCAATCTTTTGGAATAAATTTTTCACAATATTGAAACCCATGTCTCGTACACCAATCGGCATACGAGATAGAGTTCTTGGCTTTAGATAGTTTGGTCTTGCTGTTTTGAAAACAGAACCTTATATCTAAGTCGGGTCGTTTCTTCTTAATCGCAATGTGTTTGCGTCTATCTTCTTTGGAGAAGTAGCCTTTCGTTTCCACAATAAAATTGTTGAGGATAAAGTCAGGCTTATAGGTGCAAGTAATTTCATAATCAACGGTAAGCGTTTCATAAGTAAATACAATTTTCTTTTGTTTTAAATCTTTAGCAAATTCTTTTTCAAAATGACTTTTGTATTTATTAGAAGTCTCCCCCTGTTGCTGATCCAACTTTAGTTTCTTGCGGTTCTTCCCAACTGCTTGGTGTTGCTGCTTCTTTTTCTGGTTCAAATCCAAACTCCTCTGCTGTTTGCATACCTCCGACATAAGGTACAAAGTGTCTAACGCATATTGCACTAGGTTCTAATTTGAAACCTATGTAATCGTAGTCATATCCGACTATACGCATATTAATTTCACCAATACTCTCAGGAGAAATCTTATCGTATTTCTGTTTTTCTTCATCAGTACAAAGAACCATTAAACCATTTTCTTGTTTAAAAAATTTAGGTGGTGTTGATGTAAATTTTTCACCATCTTTTTTTCTGACACCACTAGCAACTTTTTTAAATCTGATGCTTAAACTACCATCCTCTTCAATACGCCAATACTCAACTGGCTTACCTGTTTTTACACTTGGCTGCCATTTGAATTGTCCTTTTCTTTGTGGGTATGCTTCTATTAATGCGTCTTGAAATTCTTGTTTTATATTGAGCAGTAAGTCACACATATACTCAACTGAATTTACTTTTGTACCGCTTGGAACACCTCTTTCTCTACATTCTTTTTCTGATAAGGTATGTTCCATATCAGGTTTAACAACTAATGTTGCTTGGTAGTTGTTGTATTTGTCATCAGGTTTTACTAGCCAACAGTATTTTAAGTAACCCCTGCAAGTAGTTAGATTTTTTTCAAATTTAAAATCAGCCATTTGGTTTAGTCCTTTAATAAGTTTTTTTTATTACCTCATATAGAGGTTCATTAATAATACCTGTATTTATAAATCTGTCCAACCTAGCTAAAGATATATATCGCTTTCAAAACTTCCTTGACATCAAAATTACCTGTTGGTGGTAAGTTCTTATATAGTGGACAATCGTTATTAATATATAACTCTACAAAGGCTTCTTTAACTACTTCAATAAACTCTTCTATCTGTCCACAAGTCGTAGCATAGCTATCATGTACAGTAATAAATTGTTTAATTTTTTTATCTAATGCTTTTGATATTGCAAGATGTACATTAGCTGCATCATAGCTTTGTACAAAGTTTGCACATATAGAATTATTAGATTTCTTTGTGTCAGGTTTATCCGTATATTCACAGACTGATAATCTAATACTACTGTTACCTAATTTAGTTTTTACCTGTTTACTTTTATTTTTTAAATATTTTTGTTGTACATAAAAACCACTTGGCGTTATCCATCCATCAGTAAGACCTAATCCTAGTGCAGATTTTAGATAAGTAATTACATGATCAATACTTGGTGCAACCTGTAGTAATGATATGCGTATGTATTTACATAAAATTTTGCAATGCTCTTGTGTCTTTGGTTCTCGCCACTTATATTGCTCTATGTATTTTATTATTCCAAAATCAGAACCACCGTATGGAATCATTAATACAGGTTTCTTTATAAATTTTCTGTCAATTTTTTCATTCAGCCAATCAGTTATTAATTCATTTTTATGTAAAAAATAACTAGTTAAATTAGACATAAGCTGGTCTAATACTTTTGTATATAGATCCTCTGGTCTTAGTGTTTGTGGTGCTAGATTTACAGCTTTTGCTAATTTATGATCTTTGCAAAGACAGGCTATATGTTGATAAGCATTATTAGTACCATCTAAATAAATTGGTAAATGTGATTTATATTTAGCTTCACTAAATTTTGTTATGTGTCTTTGATATGCTGCACGTTCAAAACAGTAAGCTAAAAACTGAAAAGGTTTTGGTTCATTCGCCCATAAATCTATGTGTTCTAATGGATCTTTATCAACCAGTTCAAAAAGATTTTTACCCTGTATCTCAGGCGTTACTGTATATCTATGTTCGCCATTAAATGACATTTCGTAGGTTGTTTCTTTATTAGCTTTAAAATAAGTATCAGCAAGATTTACACGATTATAAAATGTACCAGTAATACCCTGTAAATTTGCACCATGAAGTTTTAAATATTCTAATTCTTTATATGATTCAATCTTGCTAGGCTTCTCAAACAAATGTAATGCTCTAGCTAGATCGTTACCTTGCGGATTAAAATGAGCGGTTACAGAATAAATCCTACCTCTAAAATCCGCTTGCATTACATGATAAAAAATATTGTCTTTAAATTTTTCTGCTGTATTTAAAATCAGAAGTGTTTGTAATCTTTTAGACAATGTGTGTTGATTATATTCATGTACAATTTTTGCTTCTTGTCTCCATTTTTTTCTAGCTATTTCATTAGTGGCAATATCATAGGGTTTAGGTGGTAATGGTCTTTGCTCTGCACTCGCCATACAACCTACCTCAACGTTCATTTCAAATAGTTTTAATGCAACCTTTAGTACTTTTTTATTAACCTTAAATCCTGTCTCTTGTAATCCATTAATAGCATTATAAAAATGTATTGGATTTTCTTCTTTTAATCTAAGAAGTTGGTAATCATTATCTGTTTTAAGTATCTTTAAATTTTTAAAATTATAATGAAAACCACCATTGTATGGATCAGTCCACCGCTTTGGTTTTACTACACAAGGTAGGTATGTAGGTAGAGCTACAAACTTATTGTATTTTTGTCTATCAATCCACTCAATCATTTTGTCAGTTAACTGTAAATATTTACTACCTCTACCTCTAGATATTTTTGTAAGGCCAATTTGCATAGTCATTATGTCTATCATTTTAAAACCCAACCTAAGACGTTCTTCTTTGGTTAAACCTAAATATCTATAACCCTTTTTATTAAATGAATAAACTAATAAAGATCTGCGGTATCTACTATGTTGTGTATCATTCATATGTTTAATCATATTTTTAAAATATTTTTTATCTTCTTGCTCGTAATATATATATCTCAACTCGTCATCTAACCTTTGCCCTATTGCCATTGCAACAGAAGTAACTGTACTGATATGACTAGCACGATCTAGTATTACCTTAAAAACAAGAAAGCTAACTAGATCTAAATCATCAAATAAATTTAAAACTTTAGAACTTGTTGCTTTTACCCCTGCTTGACCTTTAATAGATTCATCACAAAATTTTTTTAATGCCTCAGTAAAATATTTAATACTAGTAACCATGATGGCTCTGGCATAATCATTTTCTGATTCATTTTTATTTTGTATATTCTTATTATTTTTATTATTTCTTGATGTAATTGCTGCTTGTTTTACATCATTTTCTAGTTGTTTTTGTAGGTCATTTAGATTCATTTTTAGGTTGCTCCCAATGTTTAATTAAGGTTTCTAATTCTTTGATGCGTTCTTTCGCTTTTTGTATTTTTTCTTTGCGGTTCATTTATTGAGTAGCTCCTTATACTGATTCATTATTGACGGTACAAAATGGGCGTACCTCATAGTAACTGCTATGCTTTTATGACCTAACCAGTTAGACACTACTGGTAGCGGTACACCCTTCTGCAACATACGAGTACACGCTGTATGTCTTGTTATATGTGGTACATACCATTCTGTTTTTTCGTAACCTAGATCACGCCTAGCAATATTCCACCCTCCATATTTCCATTTATTATCAAAAGGAAAAACCCTATCATTATCATCACAAAAACCTAGATGATCGTATATTAATGATGCTGCTTTTTCTGTTAAAGGTATAGTTAATTGTGTATAATTTTTTCTTGATTCAATAGTAATTTGACCATAATTTAAATCTATATTTCTTTTTCTAACCTCAAACATTTCGCACCATCTTAGACCAGTTTCTAAACCTATTAATGAAATTTGTTTATGTAATAAAAAATCTAATTCTTTAAATTTATATATTAATTTATCTTCCATATCAGCATTTAATATATGTATATCTTTATCACCTTCTCTTAAATTTTTTGTTGCTGTTAATGGATCTATATGACCAGCTTGTACCATCTCCCTAAGAGTAGTTTCTAATCTACCCTTGTATGAGTTTATAGTGCTGTTCTTTTTCTTTTTCTGGACTAGGTGATCAATCAGTTTATTAACGTCAGTAACGCCAATTTTATCTACTGGTTTATCACCTAAAATTTTAATAATTATCTTCATTGTTTTTAGATAATTATCCGCACTAGTTAGACCGTTGAGCCTTCGCTTGTAATAGGTATGAGTAGCTTGCGAAAGAGTAGGCACTTTCGTACCTTTAGATTTGTGACTGAGCATAGTAATAAAAAATTAAAGTTTTTCTAATAAATTTAAATATTTTTCTTTAGTCCATTCTTGTTCTGTCTTTTCATGCGTGGTAAATTTTTGACCACAATTAGAACATTTACGCCTACGCCAAACGTAATTAACTTGGCGTTGTTTACCGTTGATGTTGGCTCTATTAATAGTACTGACACAAACGTTATCAGTACTATCACAATAAGGGCATTTAAGCATCTTCTTCTACCTCCCTCATTTCACCATAGTCAACATCATCATCAAAATCATCATCTAGACCATCATCATCAGCCCAACTTTCAAAAAATTCTCTTATCGTTTGATCTGGATTATCTGTAAGTTTATCAAGTAATGCAGAATAAGAGCTTCTTGTATCGTACTGATTAGAGAAATAGTCCATTAGCCTATCAACTCCTTTGTCTAGTTTTTCTTGTTGTTCGCTCATTAGTTTTGTTCCTCCTTTTTTAAATCTTCACAAGAGCAACAAATATCGCCCTCGTCATATCGCAGAATGCAATCGCATCTATCACAATAATCATATTCTTCTTGCATTATTTATCCTCCTTAATCAAACCTAACCCATCTAAAAATTCAGTATCAATCCCTTGATGGTTTAATTTTCTGTAAATATTTTGTTTTACATAGTCATTTTCTGGAACATAACTAATAAGTATTTCTATTGCCGATTTAAATTTATTATGAGTTCTTTGATTGTTTCGAGATTGTTTAATAATGTCCATATACTCATCATCATTGTGTGTTCCCCCTGCTATAAATTGCCACTCATCTTGCATATCAGAAACAAAACATAAGTATTCTTCTATATGCTCAAAGTCTGCTCCTAACCATTCATAGTCATTATCTTCAACATAATCATGCAAAGAATCATTATCCATATCCATAAGTTGTTGTAATAACTCTGGATTTTTAACTACAAAGTCTTTGCCTTCTTCAGGGAAAATAATGCAATTATAAAATTTATTTTTTTCTGTACCTTCTGGTAATTTTTGTTCTCCATAAAGTTCTGGTAATTCAACAGTTGCAAGTACATAACGTAATCTATTTTCTGAAGATAGATAAAAGTCTTGATTGTTGTAACCTGCATCTTCTAGTTCAACGTCAACAAATTTTTCTACTATTTGCTGCTTTGTGAAAGTGGTTGTTTTCATTTTTTTTAATCCTTTAGGTGTATAAGGTGAATGTGTTTTAGTTCTGTATTGTCCAACTGCTTCTGCATTTGTTCAAAACAAAATAAAGTTTTTTGTATTTTTATTAGTTCTTGATGTTGCTCTATGTCGAGGTCATCAAAGCAAGACCAATCACAAACGTAATCGCCTGTAGTTTCTGCTATAGGCATATAAACATTAGTAAATAGTTTCTTCTCTATAAATGGATGCGACCTAAGATCGTAATCATCAGATAGCCAAAACCATCTACCATGTAAATCTGATTTGTAAGCAAAGATTTTTTTATTCATCTTCTGCACTCCAATCTCTTTTATTAATAGGCACTCGCATCTTTATTGATGCAATGAAATAAGAGTGACCATCAGATGGGTCTTTTCTAATCACACTTTGGCATGAAAGTGTACGATCAAAAGGACATTCGTATTGGTACTTTGTAATCTTTTTAAAGTACTCATCTTTGGGTATTGGAATAAATTTTCTATTATCTTTTTTCATTTTGCACCCCCTTTAAAACCTCTTTGAGTTCTTTAAGTTCTGCAATAGTTTTTTCAATTTGAGCTATTGCTCTAGTGTGTTCTTCTAGTAATTGCTTTTGGCCTATGATTCTTTGATCAGTTCGCCATACTAGATTGTCTTTAAAAGACTTAATGTCTGCCATTGTTAGATAAAATAAACTGAGCAAACCTAGTGTAACCGCATATATATAATATTGCAAGTATATTTATAAATTTACCAATAAAAAAAACCACCCTTGCGGATGGTTGTAGTTGCTCTATGGTTACTATACATCAATGCATAGCAAACATATCTGAAATGTTAATAACGTCTTTATCTAGTTGTGGGTCTTGCCAACTAGTCCAAACATTATCTTCACCGCAAAACTTATCTTCCAATAAGTTTAATATTGCGTACTGGATTTGGAACTTCATTTGAAAGACTGCATCATCTTGCCATGTTGGATCTTCACAGCTTTGGTACTCCCAACCTTTGAGCATCCCCCATAATTGCAATAAACCTTTAGCGTCTTTTTCTGCTACCCATTTTGTAACAGTTGATGATTTTTTAAACTCGTAGTTGTTATACCAAATCCTTTCAGTTGGACTTGCATCTTCATCTCTAGGGTATAGGTACTTTAAGCTATTAACATTAGCTTCCAGTAGGTGGTCAAAGACTACCTTATGAAGTGCTAACCCCTTATGAGTTTCGCTTGCTTGATGTAAAAGCAACCTAGCAATCCTTTCACACTCCCAATTATCTAATTTGTGTGTGGTTGGTGCATTATAATATGCACGGTCTAATGCTCTTTGCGGATCATCAGATTTATAAAACTCCCCATACAATGTTGCAAGGGCGTTTAAGCAGTCCTGATCGGTTAAGTGTGCTGACATAATAAAGAAAAAGTATACTGAGCCTACCTAACCTAGCAGAATGTATACAATATTGCAAACATTTAATAAAAATTGGCAATAAAAAAACCCCTAGTAATACTAGAGGTTTAAATTTTGCGTTTACCTAGCCCAGTAAATCATCATAATTTTCGGGGTTTTCTTTTAATAAATTAGTTGCGTTCTGGATCATTAAAGCAACTTGAGATCTATTAAAAGGGTTAGGTGTTAGGCTGATGTTTTCCCAAACTCTCACTTCAATTTGTGTGATGTATTTAAGAAGTTCAAAGTGTGTTAAGTCGTTAATGTTAACGCCCTCGAACTCTTCTTTAACAATGTTTGGTACTGCTTCAAATAAATTCATTTTAATAATGGTTGATAGTGTTTTTTAAAAAGATATATAAAAGGGTTGCAATGCAACCCCAGATAATAAAACTAGTCATTTTTCAGTTAGCCACCTTTCAGAGTCTAAAGAGTTTTTAAATATGAAAGTAACAGATCTATCTTTGTTAACTTTCATCCCTTTAATCCAAAAACCAAAAGGGACTTGTTTTAACCAGTCGTTAAAACTTTCTGACATTGCCAAATAATCAGCATAAGTTGTTTTTTCCATAATTAGAAAAGTGTAAATAGTAAGGGTATAAAGATACCTAGAACAGATTTAAGGGCTGTTCTAGGCGATTCTGGAGGGACTTAATATGTATTGTTTATGTGACTAGTCCCCTTTTCGGGTTCTGTTCTAAAACAATGGTATTCAGTCTCTTTAGGATGTTCAAAGAACTCCTCGCAGTAATGTATTAAGTTTTCAAGGTACTGAAGTTCTAGTCTGACTTCTTGTAATAGGGTTGTAGTCCTGTTATGGACATTATCCCTAAAAGTTCTAGTTGGAACTTCATGCGGTTTAAAATCCCGCTCTAGTGATTCTTGAAAATCACTTAGTCTAGTCCATTCTTTGCGTAAGCAATAATGGAACATTGCTATGTCTTTATCAATAAGTTTTTTAGTAAACTCATTAATGTTTTTTGTTTCCATAAATAAAAATTGGATAACGTGAGCAACAAGAGATCTTATAAAAGAATCTCTTTTACTAGCAGTAAATAAATTACTGCTAATAAGAGAGAATCTAAAAAGGACTAAGAACCTAATATTAAGTTCTTAGCTTTTACAGAGTGACCAATGACGGTTAATAAGTGTTTAGGCTCTTTTCTTAATCGCTTAATCCAGCAATCAAGATAAGAAGCGTGTGATTCATTATTAGAATCTATCTGTAATTCATTACAACAAAGATAAGAACCCGCTTCCGCAATTAATTCTTCGGTTGCATAAAGTTCTGAACCAAACACCGCTTTTTTATCAGTAATGCCGACTCTGGCTAATCTGCCTTTTTTGTCTGCTCCTGATGAATGCACACACTCATGTAGTGCAACAGAAATAAACTCTGAATAATCAGAGAATCTTTCTTTATTAGGAACAGTTATAGAGTCAGCTTCTGGATCGTAATATGCAGAATTTCCGCCCTCGCCAAAATCAATATTATGTGTAGTCACATAATTATTAATTTGTTCGATTGCTTTTGATTCTCTACTACTAATAGGTGAATGATTAACAGCTACTTCTTTATTAAGTTCAGCAAGTCTTTTTTCTAATTTTTCTGTTTTCTGGAAACAATCCAAATTAAAAACACGACAGGGAACAAAAATAGTCCAGCAAGTAAACTCAGGATTTCCGAGTGCGTCTTTTACTGGTTTATTGTTTGCGTCTAATAAAGGCTTCTTCATTGCTACAGGGCGTAGAATGATAGATCCTTTAGAACCCTTAATAATAGATAGACCGAATGAGCGAGCCTGAGCAAATCCCATCCAATAAGGACTTTTGTAATTTCTGGTTAATCTTGCAATTTCTAAGCAAATTAAGTTGCCGTTGTTGTAAGCGTCACCAGTTACAAAGTTAGTGTGTTGAGCCTCCCTAGTCCAGCTTTTTCTGAACGGGTTGACCCCTTTTTCCATTATTGAAATAAGGTCGTTTGCTAGTTCTTCATAACCTTTGTTTGGGTCGAACTCTTTTTTAGATTTTCTAGGTGCGGATGCTGTCATTTGATTAATAAGTAATTGAGCAACAGTAATTAATTAATAATTACTATTAGTAGTATTACATATAAATTAAAAAAAATCATCAATATTGCTAATAATTAGTTCTTTTTTGTTGTTTGTTTAATAGTACAAAATTAAAAAAGCGTTTATCAGGTAGATTAGTTCATTTGTACTATGTTCAGTCATACCAATGGATCTCAGCGAAAACTTAACAAACAGTAATATTTTTTTGTACTACTTTTACTAATACACTTTATTTCTTTTTATTCTCTTTTTTTTTATTAAATCCATAGCTAACCCACCCCACCTTTAACCGATCATGTAGACATATAGATGGTCTAAAAATTCACCAGAACCACCCCAGAAACCCCATAAATTAGTACTAGTAATTTATAAACTTAGTCATAGTAAGGTTTTATAGGTTTTTAGGGTTTTTTTTTGAGTTTTTTATATAGTCTATGGGGGTAAATTCATTTCCACTATATGCGTAACCTCTTCAGATTTTTGTGTCAAATATTTTTCCGTAGTAGAAGCAGAAGTAGGGAAAAATTAGGTTGAACCTATAGGGTGTACCACCGCTTTAAAATGACACCCTGTAGGTTCTTTGGAGAGTGCGTGTTGCTCAGTCACTTATCCTATAGTAGTACCTAATAAGATTATCTTATAAAACCTTTGTCAGATACATTAGAATTTCTTATTTGTTGAGGAGACATTCCCATAGCTGTTTGAGTAATAGTTGAGTTAAGAGCAGATCCCCAATTATTTAAATGAGTCATTAATAATTCATCTTTTCTAGATTGAATATTCCTTTCTTCATCTTGGGACATATATTCTGTCCAGTAACCAACAGCACCAGCAAGGGCATCAATAATATCGTCATTAACTAAACTACCTCTATGTCTAGAGATCCTACTAAGTTGATAAACAAGTTGTAATTTTAATCGTCTTTCTGGCGGTTCATCTTGATTAGATTTAAAATCTTTTTCTATAACCTTGCGATCTATTATTAATCTATGAGAGTTCATAACAGGTTCTAGAGTATCAATAATTCTTAGTTCTTTAGTCTTATTATTTCTTACATCTTGTACTTCGCATGGGTGAAATCTCATAAGAAATGGTTTTAGTAGTTCAGCAAACATACCACCACCAAAGTTTTGCTCTATTAAAATCGAATTTATTTTATTAAATCTTGCAATTTTAGATAATTTTTCTAAAACTAAGTCTGAATAACCACCTGTCAGTCCACCTGCATCAGTAACATAGAGATTACCGTTTAACATCTTTACACAAGCATAGCCTGTAGCATCTTTTCCCTTCCCAGAAGGGTCGATAAACATCACACTACCTGTATATTCAATGTAGTCTCCAAACTCTTGAGCAGGGCGGTAGAACCTATCACCATTAAACCCAACGCAAGGTAAATCTTGTATAGCGTATTCTGGATTATTAGACCATATGATTTTCTCAGGTGCATAATCTTGGTTTATAGAAGATATAACAAGATCAGATATTTTTAATGGGTATCTGTCTTGATCAGATAATGTTGTATCTAGCTGAAACTGTAAGTTAAAACCAGATCGCCCATAAGATGCTTCACGTTCCATAAGATCTACAGAAGTAAATCTTTGTGGATCTACAGGATCTTTAGGTTTAGATAATTCATTAGTTAGTCTTTCTTTAATAAATGGAGCAAGTCTATCTCCATAATTGTTTTTTAACTCTGGATAACGTGCTGTCCATATTCTTGTTTCATATCCACGTTCTTCTAGCGTTAAATACAAACTATTTTCTACTTGTGGTGTCCCAAGAAAAGTAACATTGCCATTTGGTTTTAAAATAGCTTCAAATTCTTTTACAGCTTCCGCTAATTTGTCTCTCATAGGTTGTGTATAAGAATTATTTGGAACTTCTACGTCATCTGCAATTATTTCGTCTGCACGACTACCTGCCATCTGTGAAAGAACTCCTCTACTAGTAACGCTAGGAGCATGAGAAGCAGTTGCAGGTGCAACATCAAAACTAATTTTGCTGTTTCTTTGGTGTTCTTGCGGTATTAAAGGAGATAATATTGGCATTTCATTGATCAAACGCATAGTAAAAGTCGTAAAATCGTCTGCTCTGTTTTTACTTGCACTAACAACTAAAAATTTTAACTGCGGATTCATTCGTAGTTTCCATACGACATAAGTAGAGGTTATCCAGCTTTTACCAACACCTCTAAATCCCTGTAAAATTTTACGTCTAGTACCACTTTGTAGATATTCAGCAATATCTAGTTGAACAGGAGTAGGATCAGGAAGATTTAAATGTCTCCAAGTAACAATTAAAAAATATCTAAAGTCTTGTAGTTTTTTAGGTAACGGTTGCATCTTTTGGTTTAGAAACTTCTACATAAGACTTGCATTTAGGACAAGTTAAATTAGTAATAATTAGATATTCACTATCTTCACTTGCATCCTCATCACCTCCCCAAATTAATGGAGTCCCACAATGCCAACAATTCATAATTCAGCAACAGGTATTGCGTCTAAATCAGGTAAATTTTTCATTAAATCATCCATTTTATTGTTTTCTGTAGGTATACATTCTATCCCATTGTCTTTTAGAAACTGTCTAGCTACGTTTAAATCACCAGCTTTTGCATCTCCGCTAGTTACTTTCTCTAATAATGTATCAGTTAAGGCACTATGTAAGTTATTTAGCTTTTTTATGTTCATAGTAACTAGTGTTTACAAATAATATAATTACTTCTTATCTGTTTTGCCAGACAGAAGATACCTTATTTTACCAAAAAAACCTAATTTTTTTACTTTTTTGTATAGTCTCATACCCTTTTCATAGCGATATAACTTAGTTTCGATTTCTGATATACGCATTATTGCAGCAGAAAGCAGCATATCTTGTAGTTTTGTGTACTTAATTAAATCTAAACAGTATGCTTTTATAGCTTCATCAGGTAATTGTTCTGTTTCACGCTGTTTCATCAAGATTTCAAACTCGATTTCTGGCGGTGGATTGCCAATAAGTACTTTAAAAAACTCTTTGTGGCTCATATCAGTTCAATTTGGGGAACAACTGCTGCTCCAACATATCAACAGCCCTGTCATCAAGCGTGTTGGTAGTTTGTTTGCAGATTGCTCTAAGCAAATCGACTACTAATCTTTTTACAGCAGTAGTAGTAAAGAACTTTAGTAGTATTGGTTTTAAGAGTTTAAGCATAATAATCTTGTGTTACTTTCCAAACATAGCTACATTG